GACCACCTGCCGTATGTGATCTGCGACGAGGTCGACGCCTTTCCATGGGACGTCGGCGGCGAAGGCGACCCGATGACCCTCATCGAAAACCGCCAGCGCACCTTCAGCCGCGCGAAAACCTACCTGGTGAGCACGCCCACGCTGGAAGGGCAAAGCCGCATCGACATCGAGTATCGCCGCACCGACATGCGCCGCTACTACGTGCCGTGCCCGCACTGCGACGAGTTCCAGCACCTGGAGTTCGGCGGCAAGGCCGGGCAGCACGGCCTCAAGTGGCGCACCGCGCCCCCGCCCGAGGACGACCCGCACCACCTGCCGCAAGTGGTCGACGCCTGGTACGTCTGCAAGCACTGCGGCGCCGAGATCAGCGAAGGCCACAAGGCCGACATGCTCGCCCGCGGCCGCTGGGTGGCGCAGCGCCCCGGCGTGAAGCTCGCCCACGGCTACCACCTCAACGCCCTGTACGCGCCCACCGGCCTCGGCCTGGACTGGCGCGCGATCGCGCAAAAGTGGATCAACAGCCAGGGCGACACCGCCGAGCTCAAGGGCTTCGTCAATACCTACCTCGGCGAGGTGTGGCGCGAGCAGGGCGACAGCATCGAAGAGATCAGCCTCATCAGCCGGCTGGAGGAATACACCCTCGACACGCTCACCGAGGACGGCCGCCCGCTCTACGCGCTCATCACCGCCGGCGTGGACGTGCAAAAGGACCGCCTCGAGGCCAGCATCGTCGCGTGGGGCGAAGGCGAAGAGGCCTGGCTGCTCGAGCACGTGATCCTGCCCGGCGATACGGCGCAGCCTGACGTGTGGGCCGAGCTTGGCGACGTCCTTACCGATGCCGGCGTGCAGTTCGCGTGCATCGACTCCGGCTACAACACCTCGATGGTCTATGCGTTCGTCAAGCCGCGCGGCTGGTGCCGAGCCATCAAGGGCCTGTCGGGCACCGGCCGCCCGCTGGTCGAAGACGAGAAGATCCGCCGCCAGCGCCTGCGCCGCCAGCGTAAGACCGGCGTGCGCCCCGAGCCGCTCGGCGTCGACCAGGGCAAGGCGCTGCTCTACGCCCGCCTCAAGCAGATGCAGCCCGGCCCCGGCTATATCCACTTTCCGCGCCAGCCCGCGTTCGACGACGAGTACTTCGCCCAACTCGCAGCCGAGAAGCTGGTCACCAAGTTCCGCGGCACCCGCCCGGTGCAGGAGTGGGTGCAGACCCGTCCGCGCAACGAAACGCTCGACTGCCTCAACTACGCGCTGGCCGCGTGCCGGCTGTCGGGCAAGAAACTGGAGCGACCCCCCGCCGTGCAGACGCCTGCGCCGCCGCCCCCCGCCGATCCCGCGCACGTCCAGGCCATCCCGCATTCCACCACCGCCACCCACCGCCTCGCAAAATCCGACTGGAGCAGCCGCCTATGACCGCCCCCGCCCAGCAGGCCGCCACCCTGGCCGACGTGTTCACCGACGTGCTCACCCGCGAGCTGCGCCTGCCGCAATCCATCGCCGAGACCCTGGCCGACGCGCTCATCCTCGGCGCGGCCCGGCTCGGCCACGGCGGCACGTCCTACCCGCTGTACACCCTCGACACGCTCACCCGCGACAATGTCGCCGCGCGCGTGCGCGCCGAGTACAACGGCCGCAACGTGCAGCTGCTCGCCCGACGCTACGGCAAAAGCCGATCGACCATTTACCGCATCCTGCGCCGCCATGAGGAGGTCAAATCGTGAAGCCGATCCTGATCGCAGTAGCCCTGGCCGCGCTGCTGCCGGGCTGCGAGGGGCATTCAGAAAGCGCGACGAGGATGCTTTGGGCGGCGAGCGAGCGCTGCGACAGCGCACCGGTGCGCGCTCAGGTGACAGAGGCCGATGGCGAAATGGTATTCGAGGCCCGCTGCCGCATCGCGCCAACGGAATAACTGTCGCACCACCCCATACCCCTGCAACACCCGCCCGCGTACTTTCGTCGCATCAGCCTCTACCCGTGCGCCGCGCCTCATGCCCTCTGTCGCCGAAACCCGCCTCGCCGCCTACCTGGCAGCCGAAGCCGCCATCCTCCAGGCGCAGGAAGCCCGCTCCGGCGACCGCACCCACCGCATGGCCGAGCTCTCCGCCGTGCAAAAGCAGATCACTTTGCTGCAAGCGCAAGTCTCGCGCGAGCAGGCCCGCGCCGCCGGCGGTGCCGGCCTCAACTACGCCGTGGCCGATCTATCGGGCGAGGGCGCATGAACGTCATCGACCGCCTCGTCGGCTATTTTGCGCCGCATGCCGCGCTGCGTCGGCGCGCGGCGCGATCGGTGCTCGCGCAGTACGAAGCGGCCGAGCATTCGCGCATGCGCAAGTTCCGGCGCGAGCGCGGGTCGCAGAATGAAGTGGTGCAGCTGGGCGCCGCCGCGGTGCGGGCGCAGGTGCGCCACCTGGCGCGCAATCACGACCTCGCGCGCGGCGCGCTGCGCACGCTGGTCAACAACATCGTGGGCGCCGCCGGCATCGGCATCGAGCCGCAGCCGCGCCGCCTCGACGGCACGATCGACAGCGAATACGCCGCCGCGCTGGTCGAAGCGTATCGCGACTGGTGCCGGCGGCCCGAGGTCACGCACCGCCTACCGTGGTCGCGCCTGCAGCGCGCAATGGTGCGCGCGTGGGTGCGCGACGGAGAAGTATTCGCGCAGATGATCACTGGCCCCGTGGCCGGCGTCGACCATGGATCACTGGTGCCCTTCAGCCTTGAGGCCTTCGAGGCGGACTACGTTCCGCTCGAGCTCAACGACCCCAAGCGCGGCATCGTGCAGGGCGTGCAGCGCAACCAGTGGGGCAAGCCGCTCGCGGTGCATGTGCTCAAGGGCGACGTAAGCTCGCCCGCGCTGCCGAGCAGCAGCGGCGCCACCAAGCCTGTGCCGTGGGACCGCGTGCTGCACCTCGCCACGCTCGACCACATCGGCCAGGTGCGCGGCGTGTCCGAGTTCGCCAGCGTCATCACGCGGCTGGAAGACATCAAGGATTATGAAGAGTCCGAGCGCGTCGCAGCCAAGATCGCTGCCATGCTCACCGCCTACGTCAAGCGCGGCTCGCCCGAAGTGTACGACCCCGAGACCGCGCCCGCGCCGGGCACGCGCCAGATCGCGTTCAAGCCCGGCATGGTGATCGATGACCTCGCCATCGGCGAAGAGATCGGGCTCATCGACAGTAAGCGTCCGAACCCGAACCTCATCACCTTCCGCCAAGGCCAACTGCGCGCCATCGCGGCCGGCGTCGGCGCGAGCTACAGCAGCCTCTCGCGCGACTACAACGGCACCTATTCCGCGCAGCGGCAGGAGCTGGTGGAGCAGTGGGTGCACTACGCCGTGCTGTGCGACGAGTTCGTCGGCGAGGTGGTGCAGCCGGTGTGGGAACAGTTCGTCCTCGCCGCGCACCTCTCGGGCGTGGTGCGCATGCCGGCCGGACTCAAGCCGGGCATCGAGAACGACGCGATGTACACCGCGCAGTCCATGCCGTGGATCGACCCGGTCAAGGAGGCCACCGCCTGGCAGATCCTGATCGAGAACGGCCTCGGCTCCGAAGCCGAAGCGATTCGCCGCCGTGGTCGCAACCCCGCCGATGTCATCGATCAGATCGCCGAATTCCGCCGCAAGGCAGAGGAAAAGGGACTGCGCTTCGGCACCGCCGCAGCCGACCCTGCGCCGAACGAGGACACGGACGATGCCGATGCCTGACTCCCTGGACACCCTCCTGCGCTCGCCCTGGCTCTCCGGCGCCGCCGGGGCCATCGTCGCCCTGCACGGTGCACCCGGCGCAAGCTGGCCGCAGCGCACGTTCAACGTCGTCGCGGGCGCCCTCGTCGCCGGATACGCCTCGCCCATCATCAACCAGTACTTCGGCCTCAGCACGCCCGAGCTGCAGAGCGCCAGCGCGTTCCTTTGCGGGCTCTTCGGCCTCAACTTTTCCGCAAGCCTGCTCGACAGCATCCGCGCGTCGAACTGGCTCGAGCTCCTCCCCTGGAGGCGGTGACATGGACCACGAGCTGATGATCGTCAACGGCATCGCCTCGCTCGCCGCCGCCGCGCTGCTCTCGCTGATCGTGCTGCACCCCCGTATTCACGAAGGCCCCGTGATCAAGTTCGGCCTCATCTGCATGATCTTCGGCTGCCTGGGCAGCTTTGCCGCCGCCGTCCTCGCGCCCATCGACCAGTGGCACGCGCACTGGAATGCCGGCATCGCGGTGCGTTGTGGCATCGGCATTACCGCCTGCGGCGTGCTACTGCGCCTGGGCATCGGCGAGCACTGCATAGCCCGCCTCACCGGCCACCACAAGAGGCCCGCCCCATGATCGTCGCAGTCCTCAACCGCCTCGGTCTACTGCGCCCCGCCACCGCTGCCGGTGGCGACAGCCACCCGGCGGCGCACCATTTTGGTAACGCCACCGAAATGGTCACCGGTACGCCTCGCCTCATCAGCCCCATCACGATCGGCCTGCTCGAGTCGCTCGGCGTGCGCCACGCACTGGCCGTGCAATACGCGCCGCTGCTCGCCATCGCCGCCCATCGCTACCACATCGACACCACCCCGCGCCGCGTCGCTGCCTGGCTCGCCACCCTCGCGCACGAGTCCGCGCGCTTCACCCGCCTGGTGGAAAACCTCAACTACTCCGCCGAGGGCCTCGCCGCCACCTGGCCGGCCCGCTACGCCGACATGGCCGGTCAGCCGACCGCAACCGCGCGCCGAATCGCGCGTAGGCAAGAAGACATCGCAAACCTCACCTACGCCGGTCGCCTCGGCAACGGCAGCGCCGGCTCCGGCGACGGCTGGCGCTACCGCGGCCGTGGCCTGATCCAGATCACCGGCCGTTCCAACTACGCCGCCTCCGGCCTCGCCCTGGGGCTCGACCTCCTCGAGCGCCCCGAGCAACTCGAACAGCCCTACACCGCCGCCCTCAGCGCCGCCGAGTGGTGGCACCGCCACGGCTGCAACGCCCTCGCCGATACCGGCGACATGGCCGCCGTCACGCGGAAGGTCAACGGCGGGCTCACCGGCCTGGATGATCGGCTCAAGCTCTACGCCGGCGCCATGACGTACATCGGGAGCGCCTGATGTGGTCCCGAATCCATCCCTGCTTCTGGCCCTCGCTGTGGCTCTCGCTCTGGCTGGCTGGGGCGGCTACCGCCACGGCGTGGAGACTGCACGCGACGCTTGCGCAGCAGACGCGGCCCGCGTGGCGCACGCCGCTGCTGAAGCTGCACGTGCAGACGCTGCGGCCGAGTCCGCGCGCCGGGCTCGCCAGGCCGGCGAAATGGCTGCGGCCGCCGCTGCAGCTCGTGAAGCCCGACTGCGAGGGCAGCTAAATGCGCTGCGCTCCGCTCCTCGCCCTGACTGCGGCCTGCCTGACGAGCGCCTGCGCGACTACGCCGCCGCCGTTGGCGCCGCGAATCACCCTGCAGCGCCCGAGCGAATGCCTGACGCCCTGCCCGCCGCTGCCGATCCCCACCGCCGGTGACGAGCTCGCAGTCACCCTCTGGACGCATGACCTCATCGAAGCGGCCGGCCTCTGCCGCCGCATGCACGAAACCTGCCGCAGCGCGCGGCCCTAGGAGACCCCGATGCCCAAGACCTTGACCATGATCGACCCGCGCCCCAACGGCAGTGGTGGTCAATACGAGCGCGGCCAGACTTACACTCTCGCCGACGACCTCGCAGACTACTTCCTGTCGATCGGCGTGGCCCGCTACCCGACGTTGCAGCAGACGCAGGTGCTCGCCGACCGTGACCCCGCGACCGGCGAGGTGAGCACGATCGGCACCGGCCGCGACCCGCTCGGCGCGCCGGTGGTGGCAGTGACATCGCCGGGTGGGGGGGTTCGATTGCTGACCGATGGTCGCAGTGTCCTGCGTCGTCAGCTTTTGCTGGAGGCTTTCCCGCTGCCGAAAATGCGGGCGATCCTCGATCCGATGCGATGCAGCGTCGATAGCATCACGAAGCCGGGGAGCGTGACTGCGAGCGTAGTCGATGCGCCGGGAGAGATGTATGGCCGCGCGCTCAAGTTCGACATCCCAAGCGGGTTGTCCGCTCAGATCATTAACATCCCCATCCTCGCGGACTCTGTATCCGGTCAACATCCAAAAGCGCTGCCCAAATTGGAGGTGCGGATTAAGTGCAGCGACTGGAGTGCGCTGACCCGCGCCCACATACGTGTTTACGAAACAGTCGGGACAACCGGATATGGATGGATGATCGTCAATGACTTTGCCGGGAAGGCGTTTTGGGGCATGAAGGGGTCCGGGAGCGCCGTGTGGAACAACACGTGGCGCACAATGGTGCTGACCCCATATCGGCTGGCGACAAACATTGGAGCAAACAGCGCGTGGAATGAGACCTCCCCGGAATACACTGTAAAAGGCGTCGGGCTGGTCGTGAGCACAAGTGCTGATTGCAGCATTGAGATAAATCGTGTGTCGTCGCCCGAGTGGGCATATGGCGCGATCATCACGCAGCTCGACGGAGGCTACGCAGCATCCTACCTGCCGGTCTTTGAGCAGTTTCGCCGGCGCGGTTGGGGGGGAGTGGTCTCGCGGCTAGTCGGGGATTCTCTGGAATACATGAGCGAGGCGCAATATCTTGCGGTGCGGGATGCTCGGTGGGATTTGTGTCAGCACGTTCACAAGTACGGCGTCATCGCGGGGCTGGACAACACGGTGACTGAAGACGGTCTGCGCTCGGCGCTGGTGGCGTGGGCGTGGATGGCTGATGCGCGAGGATACACCACGGCGGATGGGCGGCGGACGGCGGCGAACTATCAAAACGCAGCACCGAGTGCTCTCTCCGATGCTGCGCAGATATACCGAGAATGCGGCGTGCTGGGCGGACGCGGGCTGATTTCTGACGCGACGTATGGCTATGATCCAGCGGACGCCACGGTTGACACGACAAACATGAATACGCCGTGGTGTGGCGGCTGGAATCCGGCTTTCGGACGCCACAACAGAGGCTATCTCGACGCTGGGAATGGGGCTTCTGTGGGCGCGCGAAACACGTATGAGGGCAGCGATTTGCAAAAAATGGTAGCTCGTTGCCGCGCCGGGACGGACCTTGGGTGGACGTACATCCACCGCGTGCAGCCGTTTGACGGCACGACGTACCCACAGGCCGGAAACAACGGCCCGGATTTCGTGCAGAATTTTATCTCCGATCTCGACGCAGGCGGAGTAGTGCCGATTACAGCCACGGAGGCCGATTTTTTGACGTATGAGCGACCGGGGGATATCTATCTAGACCAACTGGGCGTGTGGCGGTCCCGTCTAACGGGTCAAATTGCGATCTAATCCCCCTCGCGCGCCCGTCAACCCGAAGGGCGCGCACCTGACCCGGCAGATTCCGGGGCACCGAGACGATCGGCCCTTGCAACACCTTCCCCGAAAAACTCAAGTCCAAGTTCGTCAGACATGCCCCTACCCCCCTCCGGCC